CTGGCTCATTTGGTGAGCCAACATATTTTGAATGGCCATGAGCCATCGATCTGGCACAGCCAGTTGTCCGCTCAATGCGCCTACGTCTTCCACTTGCGACGAGTACCAAACGGTCATTTGAACGAAGGGGTCGCTTGGGGTCGGCCACAGCGTGATGGTGGTTTGCGGAATGGTACGGTTTACCCAAAACTGAAACGGTTGGTTTGCAGTAAAGTTTTTGTTTGGTAAGTTTGTATAGTCGTCTCGGTTCAACCGACTCATTGTGACTTCGGTCGAATTGTTGCCAACGTAGAACTCAGCGACGTTCAATGTGCCGCCAGAGGTTTCTCTCATGCGGTAATACTGTGCAGTCACACCGGGATCGATGTCGTACCACAGCCATTGGCCGCTCACCCATTGGGTGACGCCAGTGTCCAATAACGTAGTCCATGTTGAGCCATCGCTGGACGTCTCAAGCAAGATGTGAAAGCTGCCAGACGTCGCAGGCAAGATGCCGATTGAGCCAGCATAGATTGGGTTGTTTTGGCCGTAGTTGACGCCGATGTAGCCATTGGGCGATGTCTGTGCATCTGAGGTCAAGACGTTGTTGTCAAAGGCCAAACCTGTCACGCCCGACGAAGAAAAATACGAACCACCAGCGGCAGGAGTTGGTCGTGTCATCCAGCGATAGAGGGCGTTCAAGACGTCCACGCCACCCACGGGGAGCAGGTATTCATATTGGTCTGGGTTGAGACCGTAGACCTGCTTCTTGATGGCGAAGTATTGGATACCTTGGTTGATCAGGTTGCTCAAGATCAAAAACAGCGACTGCTTGGCGCTTTGAACTTGCTCAACCGTCAGTTCCTCCGCCAGCTTTCCAGCACGACGCGCACCGTCATCAATTAAGTTTTGGACGGTGACGACTGTTTGCCCAACTGTGCCGCTATAAGCCATTTTTTACCTCACCAACCGGGGCATTTCCAGCGCTTCAGAGAAGCCTTGGCACGCTCCGCATCGCCTTTTGAATGTTCAACCACGCCCGACATGCGTGCGCAGAAGCTGTCTTTTCGAGCACCGCCTTGAGGCTGTGGTGCTTTTAGGTGTGATCCTGTCTCACGATTGTACTTATCCCGACCCTTTTGGGTAAGTCCTGCTCCACGTGAAACACTCAATTTTTCACCGCGTCCAACAGCCAGCGACACACCGCCGTCTTTCATCTTGGCAGTCTTTGCAGACTCCTTGAAAGCATCCGCGGTGGGTGCACCCTTGCTGCTGGGCTTGCGCATCTTCTCGCCAGAGCCATGCTTGATGCGCTCTTGCTTGGCGTGAATGTTGGCGTAGAGTCCGTTTTTAGCCATAGATCACCAGCATGAGTTTTTGACTTTGCCGCCAGCTTTGAAGGGTGCGGGTTTGCCTTTGCCAACTTTTTCTGACCATTCCTTGCGGTGTGTGTCAGCCTTTGCCTTGTCACCACGTTTTTCAGCGGACTTGGCAAAGTCCCTCAAACGATTGGACTCGCCGCGTCGCTCCAAGCGACCAAATTGCTTTTCGGATTCTGCTTTGTTGCCAGAAGCCTTTGCAATGTCAGCCATTTGACGATTGGCGGTAAGTTTGTTCACAAGTTTTGTGCTCTTGTGCTTTTTGATCTCAGACATGCGAGGAGCTGTGTCTTCGCCTTCGTCTTCATTGCCACGAGGATCGCCAACTGCTTTGTAGAAGTCTACGTCGCTATCGTAGTCATGAGGATTTGCATATCGACGAGGTTTAGGACGATCTTCATCAATGTCTGCCCAATCAATCTCACCACCAGATGCTTTCTTGGCTTTGCGCTTGACCGCATACGCAATCGCCACTGCCTGTTTCTGAGGTTTTTTTCCTTGTACAATCTCGGTGCGGATGTTTTTCTCAAACGCTTTTTTTGAAGGACTATGTATGAGTGGCATGACACGCTCCAGAGTGAAATATGAAAAATTTTGCAAACATTGCAAAAAACAATTTTTTGTTCCCCAATACAGAAAAGATACTGCTTTGTTTTGCGGAAAAAGTTGCATGGCATTGTCTGCCAGAACTGTTAAAAAAACAACTTGTGAAGTTTGCAACACAATTTTTGAACACATTGCAAGTAGAGCAAACAAAGCCAAATACTGTAGTCCAAATTGTTACCACACAGCAATGAAAAGCAAGGGCACTGTTGAATACACATGCCTCCATTGCAAAACAAAATTTCTTTCTGCTCCGTCCAAAAAAAGAAAATATTGTTCGCGTGCTTGTATTAACAAATCTGCACTTGAAAACTGGCAAGCCAATTTTAGTACTGTCAGAAAAAATATGAAAAAAAGAGGTTTGTTGAATGCGTGTTACAAATGCGGATTTGATGCAAACGTCCAAATTCTTGGCGTTCACCATAAAGACCGCAATAGATTGAACAACAGCATGGAGAACTTGGAAGTTCTTTGCCCAAACTGTCATTCGATGGAACATGCCAAACATATTTGTCATGGTTTTACTGAGTAGTGCATCTCAGCTTCCACGTTGTGTGAAAAAGCCTTTTTGGATTTGGATTTGGTCAAGGGCATGATCAGTTACCGGGTTGAGTTGTGTTGACGTTATTTTGAATCAACTTACCAATAATGATTGCGCCAGACAAAATAGCAGTTGAACTGGTTGTTGCAATCTGCCATTGAATGTCTGATTTTTGCGTGTATGCGAATGGAGCCGATGATCTATCAATCACATAAACAGAACTAAAACCTTGGGTCAATACGTTGTATTGAACGCCATTAACGGTTTGCTGCACGTTGTAATACATGCCATTGCCACTGCCCAAAGTGTTGTCTGAATTGACTTCAACGATGTTCAGATAAAAAGTGTACCCAGCGGGGACTGAATAAATACTGGCTTGATTTTTGCCAACCTTTGGATTGATTTGAGCAACAATGTTGGTGCCTTGTTTAAAAGTGATTGTTCCAACATTGGTTACTTGAGATGTACCAGCGGATGCCATGATGACTGAGTTAACCCGGTAATAACTGTTTACCGATGTAACAGCATTTGTGCCATTCAAAGCAATTGTTTCTGAAAGTGGGTTGTAACTAGCATCTAAACCGCTGATTGTTACGGTAGCAGATGTGTTATCAGATGCAGATGAACTGACAATGGTCAATTGAGCAGCAGATGATGGGAATGTGTATGCAGTTGCATTTTCCCACATTGGAATTGGGGCAGTTGTTGGTGCAGAGGTAGAAGTTATACCGCCGTTATAACCAAACAAACTAACGTCGCTGTGACCCAAAATCTGGTTGCGAGCAACCTGAAGATCGAATGGCTCATAGGTGCCAGCGCGAGTGATTGATGAAACGATTCCATTACTCATGATCTATCCTTGAAAGAAGTGGGAGCCGAAGCCCCCACCCAGTTTTAGCACATTCTGCCGCCGCGTTTTTTGTTGGGAGCAACCGTGACCGATTCTTTGGTCTTGGTCACAGCGCCGGGAGTCGATGGTGATCCAGTGAGATAACTCTTGGCTTTGCCATACAACTCTTTGGCCATGCTCAACGGATTCAGAGCTTCTTCAAGTTCACGACTTGCTTTGTCTGAAACCGCTTTTGCATCAACATTACCGCCAACTTCTTTGTGAACCTTGCCACCTTTTTTGAAGGTGCCAGATTGCAGGCTGTTGGCCACGGGTCGGCTGACGAAGTGACGGGGCATTTTTACTGCTTTACCGTCATCAACGACATTACCGCCCGTGGCGTAGTGCTTTTTTGCAGCGTGACCACCATGCTTGTAGCCACCAGCGTTGGCTTCTTTGACGCCGCCAGTCATGCGGTTTTTGACGCCGCCTGTAGCTGTGTCAGCCGCACGATCTTCCCAGTCGCCACCTTCATATGTGTCGCCCTTTAAATGGCCTTCACGCATGTTTTTTTCGGTTGCGGCAGGGATAGCACCGCCAGTTGCTTTGTGGTGCTTCTTGGCGTGTCCACCATGCTTGAAGCCGCCTGCATTGGTTTCCTTAATGCCTTTGGTGCCGTGCGCTTTATCACGCTTGGCTTGGTGCATCTCGGTGTTCAAGTAGTCGTGCTCATTGCCTTCAATGGTGCCGTGCATTTTGATCTTGCCTTTATTGACTTTCTCGTCAGTATCAGCAGGAATTGCGCCACCAGTTGCTTTACGAGCGTGGCCGCCGTGTTTGTAGCCAGCGGGTTTGCCTTCCTTGATC